GAATTCAAACCCAATCTTCAGGGATTGCTGGTTTGGATTCAGAGCTCACTATAAATAGTGGATAAAGCTCCTCAGGTCGAGTGAATCGGCCCACTGGTAGGGTAATACTGACGACCCAGTGTTCAATAGTTGCTTAAGTTTCGTGCTGGAGCTACCCGGCTGTAAAACCCGATAGTTAATCACTCGCGTCACCTCAATGGTTTGTCGGTCTGTAAGGCCTGCGATTCTTATTCTAACACCTGTTGATGCCGGAAAAAATAGGGTAATGGGTTGGCACCCCGCTCCGTACGTTTTCCAGTCTCTGGTCTACTATTGAATCTCAATCTATATCCACTGCAAAATGACTTCACCGATTCCACAAATGAATACATCTGTATTCAATCTAACTCGAGGTCGACGTGTTGTATCAGGAGATACATCTGAAAGAGTTTACACGGCGGTCCTCAACTATTGCTCGACAGTTCGTCAGTCTTACCAGGCTACGACGAATGTTCATTGGCGTCTAAAACAGAGAGGAAAAAAGGCGTCACATGTAAGCCGGGCACACGCTGGTATTTCTGCATCATTTGATTATGCTGATAACTTGAAACAGGAGATACTAAAATACCACTCTCGACATGTGTGTACAGAGATAGTCGTAGGTCGAGATTACAGGTTCGATTTTCGTAGCTTGTTACATCATGCAGGGGCTTGTATGGCTCACTACTGTTTGACTGGCGTTTTGGACTTGAACGTACTCAGCAGTGGTAAGTCAGGTGGTACGCGAGTCACTGTGTTATCAAACGCTGATGGGTTGTCGATCTTAGCGACGGACGTCTTATACCTACCGAACGCACTCAAGATGATGGATATAAATATATTCAATTGTATATATCTGCTTGCTGCTGCATGTGAGTGTAACATCGTTTTTGATGATGTTATTTTAACTGGGGGCACTTCAGCATACAACGTACCAGCCCTAAACTCAGTCACAGTGGAGTATGCACCTACACTACACAATTATATATCTGTTGCATTTACAAGCAACGGAGATGGCGGTTGTGATGGAGCATTGGCACTTACGGCAGGTTTACATACTGTTGTAACAGTCGTTGCGCACAGTGACGAAGGAGGACAGATGCGTGATGTTTTGCGAGCGCTACACTATGCACCGGCGAAAGGTATCGTCGTGGCTGACCCAAACCGTACTGTCAACCATTCGCTACCATTACTGATGTATGAACCAACGTGGGATTCTGTTTGTGGTATGTGGGATTACGTGGCTGTGGCAACAGCAGGTTTGGTACACTTGTGCGACCCATGTGAGTTAATAGCTCATGATGTCTACCCAACGATAATCACTGCTCCCGATGAGAACAACGTACGTGCAATAGAAGCTCGTGTTGAGGCTGCACTACCAGCTTTCGCTTCGATATACATCCATAATCTGGCAATGTTCATGGGTGTAGGTGGCGACGATTGCGGACGTGCGGTAGATACGTTGGTTGAAGCCGGTGTTTATATCTACTCACTTACAGGCAATGATGCCAGTCGTCATATGCTCAAGGGAACTATGGCACCCTGGTTCTGGGTTGAGTCTACAGGCTTGTTCCGGGACCTCACGTGCTTCAATATACCTGGTTTGAGCGCTGGCTATGGTCCTCAAGCGATATATGGCACAGCCATTACCCAGCCAGCCATGCAAGCTTGCGAATATACAGGTACTCGAGGATCATACGATTATTACAATGTCGGGTGGACATCATTACGCAAGCACCCGCTTCTTGTCCTTACAAACAACAGAGCTGGTGACGGCATTGCACATATGGAGGTAGGGCGTGATGCGGCCATACCGTGGGTCTTGCTGGGACAACCACAAAGACGTGAGTGTACTGCGCAAGGTCACGGGACCCAGACTGCAACGTGTGGACATACAAAACACAATCGAGGGACTTTGGATGAATATATCTGGGGTAGATTTTCCACGGGCCTATTCCACCCAGCCGAGCTAACAACCTTTACTAACGTGGAGTTCCGCGTTAAGTGTTGGACGGAAGACAATGACGGTAACGTACTCGAAACAGGTGCACCAGTCAAGGATATTGTGGAAGGGGGGGTTACTGTGAGTGTGAACGCAATACTACTTACAAATTCCACCAATCACATACGTACGGTACCAGCAGTCCGACGTAGTTACCAAGCTGGCGCGAAGTATCTCGAAGAAGCACGAAGCCGTGGTACGATGTCTACACTTAATAGAATAATAGGAGGACAACTTTTTAGGGATCTTCAACCTATAAGCAAGCGAGGGGTGCCGCCACAGCCCGAGCCTGTATGTGCAAGCATGCCTGTTGAAACAACGAAAGAGGTTAGTCTGTCAAGGATCGGACCAATTCGTATCAACCAAAACGTTTTCAGACCACGACCACAACCTACAGAAGAAGAGATGCATGAAGAACCAACGCCAGTAGCGCTCGAAGCAGAGCCACCAGGCGAAAATGTGTAAGTGACGGATTGGGAGTCTAAGTTCAAGAGTAGGTTGGCAAACGTGGTTGAACTGTTAAGGTATGATGCACTAACAGAGCCCTGTGGCGGGGAAACTAACCTTAGAGTGAGCGAAGAAACATGCTCCGGAATCCCAGTACTTCAGGAGGCGTGTATTCGAAGATTTGTGGAGGAAAGGTTCAATTTTATAGCAAGAATTACTGGAAAGAGTGATCGGCAGGGGCGGTGGAGAGCAGTTATTAAATACGTGTTCTCAGTCCCTCATTATACAAACATACACGACACCAAGATTTTTGGTGTAACGATTACTAAGAATAATATTCACCGCATATTATTCATATTTGCTTGTGTCTTGATATTTTGCACCTACGAAATGCGAGCGAAACTCACAAAAGTTGTTGAAGGTGATTTATCTGTATTTATGCCAAATGCAAGAATTAAACGTGAGTCACAAAATGCGAGCGATCTACATCATTTCCTTGAATCAGTGGTTGAGGGCATCGCTATACCACAGCCTGACTCCCTGATATTATCGCTGGAGGGAGTGTTGGGTCATAAGTACAAACTTAAGCAACATATTGGTGCAAGTACAAAAGTTAACATCCATGCTAGCGAGGTGATTGCAGGAAGTCGTAAATATGCTCGTACGGTATATAGACAGTACGTGCAAATGAGTAGTCTTTTTTCGGGCATGTATGATGATCACGTTGCTGGTATATTGTTGTACAGCATATCAACGTTGAAGCACTGTGATGTTCATGTGGCTATGGCCTATGCGATTGCAGCAGTCAGAGACTTAACACAAAGTGTGATCGCGGACTTAAGTGATGTACTCAAGCTGCGTGCACTAGCAGCTTGGTGTCCCAATTATGTTGAGCTAAAGTGCCTACGTGGTCGAGGCATTGCTGAGCTTGATGTTATTGCTGAAGCAAAGCAGCGCCTAAAGAAACCAACACACCCATATGCTTATGCTGATAACGAAGAGCTACTACGTAACGCTATTCGAAGAGTCTTTGATGAAGAGTTGCCAAGAGACAAAGTGGTGTTGAGGCCCAAAGATGACTTTTGGTCGTCTCGCTGGCTATGGGCGGCTAATGGCGGTCATTCACGAGCACTAGAACATGCACACCCAGAACTGCGAACTCGAAAAGAAGTCCGAGCGTATCGTAAGTGTGTGCTCGAGCAGTGGCGGAATAACCCGATGGACGCGTGGGATGGTCAGGTATATGTTACACCCAGTCAGAAATTAGAGCATGGCAAGAGCAGACTCCTGCTGGCGTGTGACACTCTTTCTTACCTATGGTTTGAGTATTACCTAAAGCCTGTTGAAACAGCGTGGTTGAATAAACGCACGCTGCTCAACCCCGGTGTTGTTAACCATTATTCAATGGCTAAGAAAGTTAAAGTGTTATTGGCTGACGCAGAACACGATGAAACTAATATTGAGCGCGGGACAAAGCTGTATAGCCTGGATTTTGAAGACTTCAATTCACAGCACTCACTAGCTGCTCAGAAAATGGTGTTTGAAGAGCTATTCAAACATGTTGGTATTGAAAATGAGGAAACACGAAAAGTAGTGAGCAGCTTCGAGCGAATGATAGTGTACAATGGGAAAGAGCCTCTAGGTCGAGTACATGGCACATTAATGAGCGGACACCGTGCTACAACTTTTATTAACACCATATTAAACACTGCGTATCTATATGTTGCCGGGTTACACACCGATTTCTCATATCACGTTGGTGACGATGTCATATTCAGTACGGGCTGTGCTGAGGCTGCACGTTTGTATGATTGTCTAAAACATTATGGCGTGCGGTGTAACCCACATAAACAGTGTGCAAGTGAATATAGTGGTGAGTTCTTACGCGTTGCTCACACGAAACACTATAGTACTGGGTATGTCGCACGTGCTATTGCAAGCTGTGTCAGCGGTAATTGGGTGTCTGATCACGTCTTGGACCGGCGAGAAGCATTGACAAATGCTATATCATGTGTCAGAACGATTATGAATCGTACACAATCTGATGAGGACAATCCAATAGGTCGTGTTGTAGCACTAAGCGTTGCGAAGCGATGTTGTGTCGAAGAAAAACACATACGCAAATTACTGTACGGTAAAGCTTGTTTGGGCGAAGGCGTAATCTACGGGAAGCTGTGCAGCAGTGCGACGAAAGTTGATATAAATGTCAATATGGATTATGACAAGACACGGACATTCAAATATGAAATGTTTGCCACAGCGGATTATCTACGACACCATACATCATACGCTGAGAGTGTGATGCTGCGACAATACGGTGCTGACATAGCTGATATCATGGCCCAGTCAAGCTGGATGAAATCCATGGAGGCAAGCTCACGAGTCAGTCCTTCAAGTATGCGCGTCACGTTGTCACGTAGTGATTTAGGTGTATTCACGATGCCAGTATGTGATGTTGAACGTTTCCCAGTCCGTAAAGGCGTGTTTGAAAAATATCCATTATTGATGATGATCAAAGAACGAATACCATTACGCGAGGCACTAGATCTGGCACAGGGAATAGGATACATTGCCCCACATGGTTGTGCGGAGGATCTTTGGGGCGGAACTATGCGTTTGTGTGCAATAGACGGTGTATTACCGTATGCGATGCTTGTCAATTGGCATGCGCCGGTACCATGTAACGGAGTGAGGCTAGTCGTAGACCACAATGTCTACGCATAATTGACCGAGCTAGGCGTACCTAGCAATGTGCGAAGGGGCATTGCGAGTCT